CGACGTCAATACCTTCCCCACCCGCCGCCATCACAGATCCCGAAAATGGGCCGCTCGAAAGCGTGAGTTGGAGAAGGCGGCGAGACGCGCCAATGTCACGGATATTTATGTTCGTTGCGCCGTTAGCACGGGCCACCTCGTAATGAATGCGGTCGATAACGCCGGGAATTTGGGCCGCGCCCGTGCCTGAGACGTTGGTGTAAGCGAGAGTGGCGGCACTCGCGGTGCTAGCAAGCAAAACACCTTGAAGATTGTGGGCCGTATTACCGGTAACAGTGTTCCGAAATATGGTGACACCATCGCTGCTTTGAACAAAAGAAAGAATGTCACCTGTGGCAGTGTCATTGTCCCCGTTTCGGATAAGGCCCAAATAAACCCATCCGTTGGCATTGTAACGACCATTAAGAGTGGTGATGTTGGCGCCGATAAATGGCAACGTCGTGTCACCCACCAAAACAAAGTTGGACGTATTAATGTTCGACTTAACGGCGTAAATGGCATACCACGTATTAACTGCTTCAGTGAGCCCACTACGTAAACCGCTGTCTTCGGTGCCACTCGTAAATTCCGCCGTCGCGGTGATGTCAAACCGGCGATATTTGTTGGTGCTGGCTGTGTCTTCAGTGACAGAGCGAACATTACCGTCTGGGAACACCACTTTTGTTTGGTTCGTGGTGGTGGTGTTTGCGCTTACATCCACCTGCGTGGCGCTTTGATAGGAAAGAAAGGGCCTTTTATAGTTTGCGTGAACATCGACATACTGCTTCGTAGCCACTTCAAGAGCAGTGGCCGGATCACCGTCCACCTTCAATTTCGCCAGGGACATCGTGGTGTTCTCGAGTCCCGTAAAAGCGTTATAAAGCTCATCGAAATTGGTGTTCACTTCGGATGAAGAAATGGTGGTGCTAGGACTGAATGTATTATCTTTGCTGAGGTTGAGAGCCATGGAGGGAGTTACCTTACGTTGATGAGTTTCCGGTGCTGATCGCCGCGGAGTTGGATGGAAACGCCTTGCACAGTGAAGGCTTCGGAAGCAGAGGGATTGCGAAAGCGAAGACTGAAGTTGTTGCCTCGGCCCACAACGGCGACGCGCCGAATGATGCTTGACTGCCCGCCCCACTGAGCAACATCCCATTCGGCCACATCCCACTGTGCCTGGCCTGACACAAGGCTCACCGACGTTGTTTTCTGGTCGGTGGCAAAGTCAAAACCGTGCCCCACAGTGAGATTACTGTCGGTTTCAGACAAACATGCGACATCGACATAAACGGGATGAATTGTTTTTGACAAAGCACCCGCATTTAGCCAGGGCGTTTGCCAATAAGCGTCAATGGCGGAAGGACTTGATTCCGACGCATCTGTGTATGTGGCAACTTTGTCCTGCTCGAAAAGTTTTCCGTTGTAGTGGCCAGTGAAAAGCCGGCGATTCTGGACAAGGCCTGCTACGTTCGCCTTGAACCCTGTTGGATGATAAAGCCATGCTTTTCGTTTCACGTCCCAAATAATGGCGGCATTGTTCGTGGTGGACGCGCCGGTGGAAACATACCAATGGATTTGAAAAAGTGACGGATAGTAGACGCCGTAGATATTCGAAATGCGCGACGTGTTCACAGTGTCCCAAAGGTCGTCGACATGAGACGGAAAGTCGGTGAAAGTTTTACCGTCAAACGTCGCCTTCATCCGCCGAGAAGGCGTGATGAAATAAATAGCGCCATCAACAAACACCCAGGAGTAGCGACCGGCGGCACCCACACCGTTCTGTAGCTGATAAAAGGAGAACGGGCTCTTTGTGAGAGTCATGAGATGGGTGGAGCTGTTCTTGAAGAGAATGGCAATGTCGCTGCTCAGGGGAACGCCAAACAGAAGCTGCTCACCATCGTTCTTTTTTACGTCTTGATTCCCTGAGCCGGTGCCGGTCCAATCTTCGGGATCACCAAGCACAGGCCACTGTATGCGGCTGGGATTAGCGGACGTGGAAATAGCGAATATGCGGTTGTTGGCAACGAACGCTGTGCGCGATGATGGAGGAGTCCCGCCCAGGGCGGCCGCATTCCCCGTCCCAGAATATTTAAACGGTGCATCAGGACCCCCGCCAAACCAAATTTGTAGGTTGTTGTAGCTCACCCCAGTCCAAATATTGTCCTGGCCGGCTGTAATCGTGACGGCGCCCGTCGCATCGGCCATAGTTCCGGTGAGGCTTGAGCTTGTGAAGAACTTCGTCCCAGCCACAGCGTTCAGAAATTCCGTCCCGCTGTTGAATTGCATGTAGTGGAGCCCGGTAATGGCGGTGCTGCCACCCACCATAGCGGAGGAGTTGAAGGCCGTGTTGCCGCGGCGCTTCATAAAACCTCTGTCACTTAGATTGACGTTCTGAAGATCGACGGCCTGGTTGGGCGCCACCAAATACTCTGGATCAAAACTATTACGCCCGCCTGAGAAATCAACGAGGTCAATAGAGGGGCCGCGAGCAGGCATTAAGCGTCAATCCTCTCCGGAAACGTGGCGCCAAACGGCCGAGCAGCAAGTTTGCGATCCCAGGGAAGAGGCGTTGCAATCTTGGGTGGCACGGGAGACATTCCCATTCGCATCTCCTCCACCATTGCCTCAAACGTTTCTTTAACCTCTTTTTTCCGTCCATCATCCAAATAGTCATAACCAAATAAGTAAAGGGCACCGAAGACGAGCACGCTGTGCCACTTAAGTGGAATGAGGGGTTCGTCGGAAGCAGACGAAAGCTCCGTTATTTTTTGGTAGTAGCGCACCAACAAGTTCATCTTGACGTTAGCGATGGGGTGGGTGATGAGGCGCCAGTATTTATTGCTGTCCAATCCAAACAAAGCGTAATGAGTTGGGTTGCCTGTAATGTTTGGATTCGGCACCTGTGCGTCCAAGAACCGAACGTCAACAGGCACGAGCGACACCTCACTTCGCATCTGACGCACATCGATGATGCGGTCAAGGTCGGAGGGAAGCGAATAGTAGATGCGTCGCAATGTGTAGGCGCCGGCCGAGAGGTTGGTGGATTCGTTATAAGCGCTGGCTAACGTTGCGGACGTTGACGCAGCGGTGTGGGAGCTGATGTCATACCAATCGTTCGATGCGGCAAACTGTATCATCCAGTCGTTCGCCACGCTTACAGAGGGGGCCGAAGAGAACGTTAATGCCGTGGAGCTGGCATTGATGGAAACGGTTCCCGTGGTGATGTCGGTGGAAGTTACAACTGTGCCTTGCTTAACAAGCCAAGGCCAGTTGTAGAGACCGGAGACGTATTGATACGCCTGATTAACCCAGGCGTCAGTTTTTGTCGTGGTGGTGGAGTCGGTAGAGTCGAGACCCAGCGCATCACAAATCCGCGATCGATAATTGGAGAGGTTCATTCAGGTCCTTATTTTGAAGCTCGAGCCTTTGCCATCCTCTCCTGCGCGGCCGTTTTCTTCAGCTTCATTTCTTGATATTCGCGCCACTCCTCGTCAGACAAAGTATGGGCGGACGTAGACACCTGCGCGGCTTGCGCCGGGGGAGAGACAGGCTCTTGCGCCGCCCGTAAAGGGGCGTTGGTGGCGCTGACAAGCGCGGGGAGCTGCGCACGCGGGATGCGATCGCGCGAAATAACCGGTGAACGCGGGTCACTGGGGTCCTCGGCATACGACACACGTTGCACAAGCTTCTCGTCACGGGCGGTGTTCCGCTCGACGTATTGGTCGAGCTCTTTCAAACGAAGAGCGGCTTCGTTCAAATTCATGTTAAACACAAAGCCCCCATCTCCCGTTTGACTCATTTCGATGCCGTCGCGGAGCTGGTCAACAAACTCACCAGGCACCACCATTTCCGCCTCGGTGGCATATCCCTCTTTCATCACCGGCACCATTTTCGGCGACCGTTGATAGATAAGGCGCTTGGGCAAGTTCTCTACAATCATCACGCGGTCGGGGCCGTTGCCCGTCACCACCTTGATGAGCGCTTCTTTAATGATTCCTTCCATGTTTTTAATTTCTCCCTAATTAGTTTTCTTAACTTTGAACCTGTTCGTAGCTCACCACGACAGCATCGACGTTCGTGTCCTTGTCGAAAAAGCAACCATCCGGAAACAGCAGGCCGCCTTCCCAGTTGTATGTTTTGGTTTTTGACGCAGCCGTTCCGTCTTCCTGCACATAAATGGTTCCGGCATCCGTTGATCCGTTGCGGAGCACAAGCGTGCCTGCCCCACCCGAACCTGAAAGAATGACGGCATTTTTAATGCGAACGGCTTTGCCGCTCACACCAATAACGGCGTCTGCTGTTTTTCTCACTGATCCACTTGACACTGTTTTTCTCCTAGCTTAACGGCCTCTACATTGATGTTGTCGGCCTTCATGCGTTCGTAACAATCTTCTCGATAAACCACCTTGGGCTCACCGATGTGCCCAATCCGAAGAGAGGGATCTGCCCAGAGAGAAAAGCCCTTCTTTGCGGCGTTCACGAAAAAGTAAAAGTCTTCCGAACATTTGCCCGGAAGGAATTGAAACCACGGGTAGGGCATCACTTCAAACACTGATCGATGAATGAGGGCGCAGCCGAAGCCGGCGGAATGAATGAGGAATGGCTCCGTGGCCTCAGGACCTGGCACCGTGAAGGCGCCTAAGTATTCGTTCTGGTTGTATTCGGTGGGGTTTTCATGCCCAACGCGTGCCCCACTCTCAAGAGAAGGGTTACGCGACCAAAGAACGGGCCAGTGCTTGTTGTGGCGCTGGTAATAAATCCCCGTCACCATCTTGGCGTCTTTCTTCTCCGCGGTTTCTAGAAGACGCACAAGCGTTTCTTTCGGCAGCACCATGTCGCTATCCATCCAGAAAGCCCACTCACAGGTGGTTTTGAGAAACTGAGAGGTGAGCTGGTTACGAGCAGTGTCGATGAGGGTGCGCTCGGTGATGCCGATTTGTTCCACCACAACGCCCTTCGAAACGGCGTAGCCCACAACGGTGAGAGCGTTCTGAAAGACAGTCGGCGGGACGGTTTCAGCAATGGGGCACAGGAGGGCAACACTCATTTAGGCTCACCAAACAACGCCCACCACAAATAGCGGGGATGGAGCAAAACGAAAATAACGAGGCGCGTTATTGACAAGCGGGTAGGCACCACTTTACGCGATCCGCAAACACATAAACCTGTTTCTCGTAACTCGCGTTGTTCCCACACGACGCGGCAATAGAAGCAACGGAGAAAGAACAATTCCAAGGGCGTCACTTGAACGCCTCCTTACGCCGCTCCGCGGCGTCCGCCTTATACTCCTCCGCCGTGCGAAGAGGCGGCAGTTTTCGAAAGCCCCAGCCCATTTCTTGCACAACGTTGCGAAGATGGAGCAAAACCCATTTCAGGGTGCGTTCCGGTAGGATGTGCATCCACCAATAGTTCTGGCCCACCACGTAGGTGTCTTCGAGGATAAGATCCTTCACATACCCGTTGGACATGAGCTGATCTTCTTCCCACGCGTTGGCGAAATTGCGAATGAGGTTGCGCACGCCGGCGAAAGAGCAGTTGTTAATGACGTTAATATGATCGCGGTAGCCCAGTTGGCTGTCGGTGCCATCCCCAGGGCCCCACACAACAATCCACCCGCCCACCTTCACCACGCGCGCTAGGTCGCGGAAACACTCCCACCAATTCGGAACGTGCTCGAGAATGTGATTGGCAATTACCAGGTCGAATGTGTTGTCCTCGAAAGGGAGCGGCATCTTCGACAAGTCATGCACGACATTCACGCCGGGCACCTGCACGTAGTCAACGTTCACGACGTTGGGCGCTGGATAGATGGTGTTGCCACAGCCGAGGTTGAGCACCTTTCTCCCCTCGAATGTTGAGTGCTTCGGATACTTGACGTAGGTGTCCGATCGGCCCTTGCCCGGATATTTCAGTCCCTTCCGGATGGCACTAATTTTGCTGCGTAATACTCGTAAGAAGTTCATTCCATTTCTCCCCTATGGTGTTCCAATCTGCTATTCCCTTCGACGCTGCTTCCGATATGCGTCGGTGAAGCGCGTCGTCCATGCACAGCCGTATCGTGGCCTCGGCGTATTTCTTCACCCACAAGTGCATGTCATGTGGGTAGCAGTCAGAAATAATTCCCGTCTTTCCGTTGTCGATGAATTCGGACGCACTGCCGATGTTCGAGGTGATGATGGGAAGGCCGCAGGCGCGGGCTTGAAGAAGCAGGTTGGAGCAAATCTCTGGGTAGTTGTTCGGCATGAGGAGGGCCCACGCGGAACGCATAATTTCGGCCAGCACGGGTTGCGCCACGGGTTGAAACACCTGTGCCTTCAGCTCCGTCATACGCCGTAGAAAGGCGTCTTGAAGCGAACTGTTCTCAAAGTCGTGGAGGTTCTGATTGCTGTAGATGACGAGATCGGCCGAAGGAAAGTGACGTT